GCAACTCAAGTTGAAAAAATCAAAACACTCGCAGAGAGTGTTGAATTCTCCACAGAGGACGAATACAAAGAGAAACTTGAAACAATCCGTGAGAACTATTTTCCATCTGGTGTTAAAAAAGCCAGTGAATCACAACTTCAAGAAGAAGTAACTGATGGATCAGAGAAGCAGGTTGTTTCTAACGACCCTTATGTTTCCGCAGTTGCACAAGCAATTTCTAAAACAAAAATTTAATTAAACTCTAAGGAGAAACTCAATGTATTTGTCCGAACAATTACAGAAAAAATGGGAAGGCGTTCTGGATCATCCAGATATGCCAGCAATTAAAGACCCATATCGTAAAGCAGTAACAGCCGTAGTTCTTGAAAATCAAGTTCAAGAAATGCAAAAAGCTGGTAGCATCCTTCAAGAAGCTGGTTCCCCAACAAACTTTGCTGGTACAGGCGGTTTCGGTGGTGGTGCAGCTGCTGCAGGCCCTGTTGCTGGTTTCGACCCAATCCTAATCAGCTTGGTTCGCCGTTCGTTGCCTAACCTCATCGCTTATGATATTTGCGGTGTTCAGCCAATGACTGGTCCAACAGGTTTGATTTTTGCAATGCGTTCACGCTATGCAGCTCAAGGTGGTACAGAGGCATTCTTCAACGAAGCCAACACAGGTTTCGCTGGTGCAAACGGTGGCGGCGCTCAAATCGCTCTTACTGTTCCTACTGATACTGCTGCTAACAACACATTTGCTGGTAATGCTGCTGCTATTGCTGCTATGACCACAGGTAGTGCTGAAGCTTTAGGTGATGGCGCATCTGGTAATACATTCCAAGAAATGGCATTCTCTATTGAGAAAGTTACTGTTACTGCAAAGACTCGTGCTTTGAAGGCAGAATACTCATTAGAACTTGCTCAAGACTTGAAAGCAGTTCATGGTTTGGATGCAGAAACAGAATTGGCAAACATTTTGTCGTCTGAGATTCTTGCTGAAATTAACCGTGAAGTTATCCGCACAATCTATGGTGTTGCTAAGTTAGGTGCTCAAGTAGGTACAACTACTCCTGGCACATTTAACCTCGACACAGATTCAAACGGTCGTTGGATGGTTGAGAAGATTAAAGGTTTGGCGTTCCAAATTGAACGTGAAGCTAATACTATCGCCAAGACAACACGTCGTGGTAAAGGTAATGTTCTAATCTGCTCTTCTGATGTTGCATCTGCATTTGCAATGGCAGGTTTGTTAGATTATAACTCTGCTTTACAATCGCAAGTTAGCCTCACAGTTGACGATACAGGTAATACATTTGCTGGTACAATGTTTGGTCGTATCAAGGTTTACATCGACCCATATTTTGCCACAAGTTCTACCAATGAGTTTGCTGTTGTTGGTTACAAAGGTACAAACGCCTATGACGCTGGTATTTTCTACTGCCCATACGTTCCATTGCAAATGGTTCGTGCAGTTGATACTGGCACCTTCCAACCAAAAATTGGTTTCAAGACCCGTTACGGTCTCGTTGCCAACCCATTTGCAGAAGGTACAAATCAAGGCCTTGGCGCATTGACTGTTCAATCCAACAACTACTATCGTGGTTTCAGGATTTCCAACTTGATGTAATTAAAAACTCCAACAAGAGAGTTCTTAAAGAGGCACTTCGGTGCCTCTTTTTTTTGGCGTATAAATAGTAGTATGACAGCAATCACAAGAAACCCATCCAATCCAAATTACTTACACCCTAATAAGTTTCAATTGAACTTTAGTAGGGCGTCTAATATGCAATACTTTTGCCAGTCAGTAAGTGTGCCTGGCATCTCTTTGTCTGAAGTTCCACAAACTACTCCATTTGTTGACTTGTATAGACCAGGTGAAAAAGCCATTTATGATTTATTGAATGTTACCTTTATTGTTGATGAACAATTAAAAGCATGGTTAGAAATACACGATTGGATCCGTGGTATGACTTTTCCATCCAATTTCCAAGAATACCAAAATTTAGGCCTGTTAAGTAAACAAGCTGGCATAAGACAAGAATTAGGAATTGGTCCCCAATATTCTGACGCTACAGTTACCATATTATCATCGGCAAATAATCCAACTCACCGATTCAAATTTTATGAAGTATTCCCTACAACACTATCTACATTTGTAATGTCGGCATCTGATACACCAGACAGTATCATTACTGCCGATGCCACATTCAGATATTCCTATTATGATGTTGACATAGTATCACAAACATGATATACTCCTAAAAGGAGGCTTTGGTATGAACAAACTTGATGAATTATTAGAATTGTGGGCAAAAGATTCTGTTATTGATAGAACAGAACCAGGCAAAGAACTCACAAACATTCCACAATTACATAGTAAGTATTTGAATATACTTTCACGGCATCGCCTATTGGCAAAAGAAGCCGAGTTCAAGTATAACAGATTGAAACGAATTAAATGGGAATATTATACAGGTAAATTAGATGATGATACTCTTAGACAATATGGATGGGAACCATTTCCATTTGTATTGAAATCTGAAATTAATACCTACTTTGAAAGTGATGATGACCTAAACAAATTAGTGGCATCAAAAATGATACACGATGAGATTGTAGATGCCTGTCAAAGTATTCTTAAAGAATTGAATAGTAGAACCTATCAGTTGAGAGATTTTATAGCATGGGAACGGTTCATACAGGGAATTTAATTGGATATTAGATTAGAGAAAGTTAATGAAGCCTATATTCGTGTTCATTCAGAAAGAAACATAGCTCAAGAACTTTCAGATTACTTTACTTTTTTTGTACCAGGTTATCAATTTACACCTGCATACAAAGCACGATATTGGGATGGAAAGATACGCCTATTGGACTTACGAACAATGGGTCTGTATCATGGCCTTGTTCCGTATATTCAAAAGTTTGCTGAAGAAAGGCAATATCAAGTAGAGATTGATTCAGAGGTAACTGCTACTGAAAATTTCTCAATCAAAGAAGCCAAAGATTTTATTGAAACACTTAATCTTCCACATGAAGTGCGAGATTACCAATTGAATTCTTTTGTTCATGCAATACGAAACAAACGAATACTTCTATTATCTCCCACGGCATCAGGTAAATCTCTCATTCTTTATTTGATACTCCGTCAAATACAAGATGCAAGCCATAAAAAAGGTTTGTTAATTGTTCCAACCACATCGTTAGTTGAACAAATGTATAAAGACTTTCAAGATTATGGATACGATTCAGATAAACATTGTCACCGACAGTATGCAGGTAAAGACAAGGTTACAGATAAGTTTTTAACGATTACTACATGGCAATCTATATACAAAAACCCACCAGAGTATTTTGAACAGTATGATTTTGTTCTTGGTGATGAAGCTCACCAATTCAAAGCCAAATCACTCACAACAATTATGTCTGGTACAATCAATGCCAAATATCGTATTGGTTGCACAGGTACATTAGATGGTACTCAAACACATCGCCTTGTATTAGAAGGTCTGTTTGGTCCTGTTTATAGAGCCACTTCTACCGCAGAGTTAATTCAAAACAAACAGTTAGCAGACTTTAAAATAAAATGCCTTATATTAAAGTATCCTGATTCTGTTTGTAAGATGGCTCGTGATTGGGACTACAATACAGAAGTTGAATATATAGTTATGAGTGCTGCTAGAAATGAATTCATTAAAAACCTAGCACTATCTTTAGAAGGTAATTCTCTTATTCTTTTCCAGTTTGTAGAAAAACATGGCAGAGATTTACATTCAATTATCAAAGAACAAGCAAAGAATCGCCAGGTATTCTTTGTTTACGGAGGAACAGATGTTGAAGTCCGTGAATCAATTCGTGCTATTACTGAAAAAGAAAAAGACGCTATTATTGTGGCATCTTACGGCACTTTCTCTACTGGTATTAACATTCGCAATCTACACAATATCATCTTTGCAAGTCCTTCTAAGTCTAGGATCCGTAATCTGCAATCTATCGGTAGGGGTTTACGGATAGGTGATGATAAAACTGAAGCCACATTATTTGATATCTCTGATGATTTCCGTATAGGCAAATTTACCAATTACACCTTGAAACATTTCGTAGAACGTGTTAAAATATACGATGATGAAAAATTCAATTACAAGTTTTATAACATAGACCTAAAAAATGGATAATATAAAAATAGTAAGACTGCAATCAGGTGAAGATGTTATAGCCAATTATGCTGATGATGATGAAGGTTCAATTACCTTAACTAACCCAATGTCTTTGATGTTCAAAAGAATGCCAACAGGCAGAGCTGTAATGATGATGAGTCCTTGGTTACCTTTAGAATTAGTTGAAGATAATGTTGCTTGCATATATGCTCAAGACATTCTTTCCGTATTTCAACCAAAACAATCAAT